GCTCAATATTTTGTTCAAAGATTTATAGATAAAACAGTTGTAACTGTTTATCCAACAGCGGATTCTAGTAATGCAGCAAAAGCTGTTCATATTTATTTTGTAAAAAGAATACAAGACGTAGACTCTACTTATACAGATGCAACAGATGTTCCTTACAGATTTGTACCGTGTATGGTATCTGGTTTAGCTTTTTATTTATCACAAAAATTTAGTCCTCAATTAGTACAGCAAATGAAACTATTATATGAAGATGAACTAGCAAGAGCTTTGGCAGAAGATGGTTCTTCTACAAGCACTATTATAACCCCTAAAACTTATTACCCTAGTATTTAACTATGTCAAAATATTCAAAAGCAATATCAGATAGATCAGGATTTGAATTTCCATATAATGAAATGGTTAAAGAATGGAATGGTTCTTTTGTTCATTCATCTGAATATGAAGAAAAACATCCTCAACTAGATAGACGAACAAGGGGTTCAGACACACAAGGTCTTAGAAATGCAAGACCAGATAGAATAGAATTTTCAACTCCTATTGTTTTAATGGACAACGCTTTTATAACTTCTACATCTTCAACTTCAGTTTTAGTTCATACTTCTTCTGATAGTAAAGGGATTAATACTAATCCTTTTCAAACAAGTGATGCTATTAGATTTACTTCTGTAAAATCTTCTTCAGGTAGTGTTGCTTCAAGTGTGTTTGAATTAGAAACTACATTAAATGAAACCTTAAGTGCTACAGATACTACTATAACTTTATTAGATGCTACTAATTTTCCAACTAGTGGATTTATTGTTATTGAAAAGGTACTAACTTCTGATGATACAACTAATGAGCTATTAGTGGGTAAATTTGCAAACGAAACAATTCAATATACAGGTAAAACTGGTAATAATCTAACAGGCTGTACAAGAGGCACAGCAGCTCCTATTACTGGAGTTACACCATCAGCTACTACAGAAAGAATACATAATTCAGGTGCAAAAGTTTTTGGATCATATATAATAACAAGAACAATAAGCTCAATTACAGATAATGGAGTATCTACATCATATAGTTTCTCTTTTACTTTTAGTTTAGCTTCATCGGCAACAACAGGCGGAACAGGTGGAGGCGATTTTGTTTTCGCAGGACCTGTAAACCAAAGAGGATAATATGGCAGGAATTAGTTACTCAGATTTAAGAACACAGATTAGAAACTACACAGAAGTCACTAGCACCGTGCTGACAGATGCTGTTATTGAGAATATAGTTTTAAATGCAGAGTATAGAATATATAGAGATGCACCTATTGATGCAGATAGAAAAATAGCTCAAGATAATTTAGTGGCAAACCAAGAACATGCAAATGTGCCAGCAGGGGCTTTAGTTATAAGAGCAGTTGAAGTTGCTGATTCTACAGCAGCTTTTAATAATCCAATATTTTTAGAAAAAAGAGATGTAACGTTCTTAGATGAATTTAATGGTGCACGTGCTACAGGAAGACCTAAATATTATGCTATGAAAGGTGGAGCAACAGGTAACACAAACACAACTTCAGGAGCAATATTATTATCTCCAATACCAAATGCTACATACGTATTTAAATTTCATTACAATGCTATACCAGCTAAGTTAGAAGCTTCTAGCAACGAGACAAATTTCATTAGTTTAAATTTCCCTAATGGTTTACTATATGCTGCTTTAGTTGAAGCATATGGGTATTTAAAAGGACCAATGGATATGTTACAACTATACGAAGGAAAATATAAACAAGAAGTTGAGAAATTTGGAGGAGAACAGTTAGGTCAGAGACGTAGAGATGACTACACTGATGGAACAATCAGAATACCTGTAAACTCTCCATCACCTTAGGAATTAAATTATGGCATCAACATTTACAACACTCGGTTTAGAACTAATGGCAACTGGCGAAAACGCTGGTACATGGGGAGATAAAACTAATACCAATTTAAGCATGGTTCAAGCAGCCGTTGCTAGTTATGTAGAAAAATCTATTGCAGGTGGTGCAGCAACTACAACTTTAACAATTACAGACGGCGATGCAACAGAATCTACATCAGTTGCAAGAAGTGCTATTATAAAACTTACAGGAACAATATCAGGTAATCAAATTGTAACTGTTCCAGATTCTTTAGAAAAAACATTTATTGTTGTAAACGGAACATCAGGATCACACACAGTACAATTTAAAACAGCATCAGGATCAGGTGTAACTTTTGCAGCTACAGATAAAAGTTCTAAATTTTTATTTGCTGATGGTACTAATATTAATGAAATTATTTCACAATCTATTCCAGCAGATACTGTAGCATTAGGAGATGCAGCATCTAGTTTTGCAACATCATCCGGTGCAGTATTAATTGATTCACAAGCAAGCACAACTACAGTTGACGGACACACAGGTGTTACAATTCAATCAACTAGTTCTGGAAACATAACTTTAGATTCTGTTGCAGATATAGTTTTAGACGCTGCAGGAAATGATTGGAGCTTTAAAGCAGGTGGTACAGAAGTTTTAAAAATTACTAATTCATCAAGTGATGTAATTATTAAACCTATTGTCGATGCTAAAGATATTATTTTTCAACAAAGAGATGGAACAGAAGTTGCAAGAATCGAAGACAACGCAACCTTTAATGTTTCATCAGCAGGTAAATTTGCGTATGCTGGCGTAGCAGTTACATCAACAGCGGCAGAATTAAATTTAGTAGATGGTATTACAGCAGGAACTGTTTCAGCTTCATTAGCAGTTATAGCAGATTCAAATAAAGATATTACAGGTTTTAGAAATTTAACTACAACAGGTAATGCAATTGTAGGTGGAGACCTTACAATATCTGGTGATGATCTTACCATGGCAACAAACACTGCCGGTCATTTATTAATTGCAGACGGAACAAATTTTAATCCTGTTGCAGTTACAAGTTTAACAGCAATTTCAACTATTGCAGCGGATGATACTTTTTTAGCAGTTGATACTTCAGGTGGTGGTCTTAAAAAAGTTGCAAGATCCGTTGTTGTAGCTGGGTTAGCAACTTCATCAGCTTTAACAGAAATAGTTCAAGATACTTCTCCTCAATTAGGTGGTAACTTAGATACTAACTCACAAAATATTTTAATAGATGATGCACACTTTATTGGTGATGAAAGTGGTAATGAACAAATTATATTCCAAACAACAGGTTCAGCAGTAAACCAATTTGATGTTACAAACGCTGCATCAGGAAGTGGACCACAATTATCAGCAACTGGTAGTGACTCTAATATTGATTTAAATATATTACCTAAAGGTACAGGACACGTAACTGTTGTAGGTAATACTAATTCAGGTACCATTCAATTTAATTGTGAATCTAATTCACATGGTCAAATAATTAGAGCTCAACCTCATTCAGCTAGTGCAACAAACATTATGTTACTACCTGAAGGTGCTGATTCAACTTTAGTATCTTTAGTTTCAGCAGATACATTAACAAACAAAACTTTAACAAGTCCTAAAATAAATGAAAATGTAGCAGTAACTTCTACTGCATCAGAACTAAATGTTTTAGATGGTATTACTGCTGTCGTTGGTGAATTAAATGCTTTAGACATTGGTAGTACAGCTGTTGGAACTGCAGTAGCAAGTAAAGCTGTTATCTTAGATAGCGATAAAGATTATACTGGATTTAGAAATATTACTTTATCTGGAGAATTAGATGCAGGATCACTAGATGTTAGTGGTAATGCAGATATTGATGGAACTCTAGAAGCAGATGCAATAACAATTGGTGGAACAGCAATAGCTTCAGTATTAAGTCCAATAGCAGGTGGTTCGGGTATAGTTACAACAGGAGCATTAGATGCTGGTTCAATAACTTCTGGATTTGGTGCAATAGACAATGGAACATCTGGTATTAGAACAAATACATTTACAGCAGAAACTTCTTTTGTGCCAGATGCACAAGATGGTGCGGCTTTAGGAACAACTTCTTTACAATTTTCAGACTTATTTTTAGCAGATGGTGCTGTAGTAGGTTTTGGTGATAATAATGAAGTTACACTAACTCATGTACATGATGCAGGATTATTGCTCAATAGCACAATGAAATTACAATTTAATGATGCTACACAATTTATTCAAGGAATTAGTGCAACAGTATTGGGATTAGGTGCAACTGACGAGATTGATTTAACTGCTACTCTGGTTGATGTAAATGCAAATTTAGATGTTAGTGGAACAATTACTTCTGGTGGAATTATAACAGGCACAGCATTTACAGCAGGTAGTGCCGTACTTGCAGAAGCAGAATTAGAATTATTAGATGGTATAACTGCCGGTACAACAGCGGCATCAAAAGTATTTACAGCAGATTCGAATAACGTAACGGCTATATCGGGTGCTGTAGTATTAACAGAAGATACACTGTCATTCGATGCTACACAAGATTGGGATGTAAGAGCATCTCCAGTTGCCAAAGTAACACTAACAGCAAATGTAACCTTTGACGCACCTTCAAATCCAACAACAGGACAATATATATCTGTTATTTGTATTCAAGATGGCACAGGAAGTAGAACTATAGCATGGAACGCTGTATTTGAATTTGCAGGAGATGAAACTCCAACAGCTACTACCACAGCAGCTAAAGGGGATATGTTTACATTTAGATACAACGGAGCTAAGTGGCTTGAAGTTGGAAGAAACTTTAACTTAACATTATCATAGGAGATATAGAATGTTTGCAGTAATAACAGATGGAAGTATAACAAGTTTTCCAAAAGGAAATAAAGGTATTACGATTGGAGACAATCAATACCCTGCGGCTATATATACTTTATGGACAGAAGCAGAAAGAAACGCAATTGGTGTTTATACAGTTGTAATAAATAACACTAATAAAAAAGATGAAGAATATTATAATAATACAAATCAAACTTATGCTTATGATGCAGATGCGGGTACAGTTACAGCATCATACGGTACAGCAACAGCTCTAGCTATTGCGGATGCAAATGCAGTAGATGCTGATGGTGCTGACCTCGACCCAGTTGTAGTTATTGAAGGATTAAAAACAAAACATAAAAGAACAATAGACAATTTATGTGCAGGAATACTTGCACTTTCTGATTGGAGAGTAATAAGAGAACAAGAAACTGGAACAGACATGGATTCTGATTGGAAAACTTGGAGAGCG